ATTCCTGGACGTGAAGACATACAGAATGAATTTTTTACAGCGTTTGTGCCACACTCGGATGCGGAGTATCACTCGCAAGGTCGCAAGATGCACTGCACATTCAAGAAGTACAAGAACGGCATGATCACCTATGAAGTTATTGGTCCTATTGAACCCAGAGCCCATGGTGAAAAGATTGACAAGTGGGGCAAGATTCGTCCCGAGATCATTCGCTGGGTAGACCCCAGAACAGGCGAACAGATTGTGCAGCGTCCTGATGGCTCATTCACTCCCATTGGTCGCAGGCTCAAGGCCATGATGCAGACATTCCGATACAACACCACAAATCAATGGGTCAAGTACGTGGACAGAGACTTTATATCACTCAATCACAAGGCAGCTATCAATCCTTGGGAACTGGACGCATAATGGCCGACACACATCCTGCCATAAGAGATGGTCAGATACATGCAGCCGTAGAAGCACGGCGTGTGGATGATACCAAGATCCTACAAAAGGTCAATGCTGTGAACCGTGAAGCGTTTACCCAACGCTTTCCCAATCAGATTGAACACCACATGCGTCTAGTAAGTGAACGCTTGCAGGCATGCTTGACCAAGGATGCTGACACAGTGCTCACAGACACCACCACTTGGTTGGCCTCCGCAGAAGACATCTTGAACTTGAGTCTGGCTCTCAAAAGCCTTAACCAAGTGCGTCAAGACTGGCGCTTGCCGCCAGCTGAATAATGCTTGATCCCATTGTGCTCATGCGTAGAGCCCTGCGCTGGGTCATGGATCAGCACAGCATCCCCTCTGAAGCCTGGCACACACTGCCAACAGATGCACAACAAAAGCTACAGGACTTGACCATTGCTGTGGCTGATGACATGCGCTACAATGGTTTGAAATACTTTAGACCATTTGAACATCAACGGGCATTCTTTAACACCACCACAGATCGTCGTGGCATTCTAGCTGCTAACAGGATTGGTAAGACAGTGTCAACCTGTTATGAAACTGCTTACCACCTGACAGGTCAATATCCAGACTGGTGGACAGGACACCGGTTTGACAAGAGCATCACAGTGATGGTGGCTGGTGAAGGATGGAGCCAAGTTGCCTTGGTGCTACAACAAGAGCTCTTGGGCACACCAGATGTCAAACTGCGTGATCAGTTAGGCACAGGAGCCATACCTAGAGACTGCATTATAATTGATACCATGCGAGGTGATGGTGCCAACTGTATTGGTGTAGAGATCCGACATGCAACAGGTGGCAAGAGCTATTTGTTGTTTGCCAACTACACACAAGAGGTGCGTCAGCTGCAAGGATTCAAACTGAACCTTGCGGTGTTTGATGAGCAGCCTCCAGATGACTTTTTCTCTGAAATAGTAACACGTACTGCCACAACGCAGGGCATGGTGCTGTGCAGCTTTACACCGCTGAAAGGTCTTAACGGCCTGGTGAGCAAGTTCTGGAACAAAGAACAGGGCTACGACTATGTGCGTGTGGCCTGGGATGATGTGCCTGAATACGATCCCTGGGGTGAACCTTTTCTCTTGATGGAAACACGCCGTCAGCTGGAACGAGACTACCTACCACATGAGCGTGAAGCACGTATGCAGGGCAAGCCCATTCAAGGTAAAGGTGCTGTGTTCCAAATCCGAGACTGGCCCACATACCGGCCCAGCGAAATTGACTTTAGAAACCTGCCCAACATACATAGAATTATTGCACTTGACCTTGGCTTGGTCAATGACAAAACAGTTATATCATTAATGTATTGGGATCCTTATGAACGAACAGCATATCTACACAAACAGATCTTGGTTCAAGGCATTGAAGAAGCTGTGCCCACACAGTATATCAATCATTTACTTCGTCCTGAAGTGTTTGGCACTCCTATTGTGCTACCTGCTGACGCAAGTACTGCTGGCAGATACACCATGAGTGCATCCAGCATAAGAGAACTGTTTGAATCATACGAACTCAATGTGCATGCCAAGGCCATAATGAATCCTCCTGACTCGGAAGGACGCATAACCAATCACAAAAGCTATGGCATCAATCAGATGCGACAGATGTTGGAAGTGGGCAGCCTAATGATCAACGAGAACTGCGCAGACTTCCTGCGTGAAGCACAAAACTACTATGTGGACACACAGGGACGTTTTAGTGATCCAGATGACTGCATTGACAGTGCTCGTTATGCCATACTAGGCTGCCTTAATGGTCTTGCTGAACCCTGGGACAACCGCACACCACAACAGCGCATGGCAGCACAGCGTGACAGATATGTCCGTCGAGATGAGTCAGTCAAGCCTGCCTGGAAACGATCATACTCACCAGAATAATGCAGCATTAGCCTGGCTTTTTATGATGTCACTAAATACTGTATCCCGAGGAAACCCCGATGTTGGACATAAAAAATATACCCATTGAAAAGATCAATCAGAACCGGAAGCAAAACGCTATCTTTGTTCGCATGAAGAATCAAATGGACGTAAAGATGGCAAGTTATCTACGCTATCTAGGAACCAAGAACGCTGTGAACCGTGCTAGTGATTACCACTACTTGGTTCTGGCTGTAACGGACTCTACGGCTCCAGTTAACGGCATAGATTATATCCACCCTACAGTGAAACCTGCTGTGGATTATGCCACTGCTGTGATCACCAAAGGGCTTGTGCCACACGGCGAAATCAACTTTGAGTTTGTGGCTGATTCAGAAGAAGATGAAGTGGCTGCTAGACAGGCTACAGACATGGTGAGCAAGGTTGTGAACCAAATGAATGATCCGCACTTTATCATGGAACGCTGGGTAATGGATGCTGCCATGCACAAAAACGGCATGATGATGATCAAACCCATTCGTGAACAGATTGTGCGCTATGTCACCACAGAAGGCACAGCAGATCAGTTGCTGGCTTTTGAACAACAAGCAGCTGATTCTGGACTCACTGCCATGCGTCAGTCACGACGCAGAACCAGTGTGGATCTACAGTCAGCCCTGGCAGAGATACAACAGAATCTAGGCGAAGCAAGATCAGCGATTGACGAAGCACAACTGGACCTCATGGTAAAGAACTTGCCCCTGGACCCTGAAGACACAGACGAGCCCATGGACCAGCCTGCTGCTGTGCTGGAAGCTGAACAATCAGTCTTGACTGACGCCATCAATCGCAATACCATCTACACTGCCAAGTACAAACTCACAGGCTACAACATCAACATCAAGTTTCACCCTATTGCACAGCACTACTGGATCTGTGATCCCACCGTGGCTGAAATGCGTGAACAACCTTTCTGTGGTTATTATGACCCCATGAGCATACAAGAAGCCTTGGAATTATATCCCAGTATTAATCTGGAAGAATTTAGAACACACGCTGAATACAACATGAACGGTGCATACCAAGCAGGATCTGTCTTGAACAACTTGGCCATCCACGCAAGAGATTCAGTGCCTGTCATGGGTATCCCTGTGAGTTCAGCATCAAGTGCTGACCCAGACTCAAGACAGATATCAATTGTCACAGTCTGGAACCGCTACGATATAGATGGTGATGGTGAACTAGAACTGATAGAACTAATCTATTCAGGCTCATACATCATATCAGCACGTGAAGTAGAGTTTATCCCTGTGGCCAACATGTGCCCCAAACCCTTGCCCGGCAACTTCTACGGCATGAGCATTGCAGAGTCAGTGATTCCCATGCAGGAATACGCAACATCAGCCGCAAGAGCTGAAATACAGTTGGGCCTCTTGACCGCAACGCCAAGATTGGGCGTGAAGCCTGACAGACTGGACTTTGAAATGCTACAGGATGGAGAAGCTGCTATTTTTATTCTGGACAGCAAGTTCAATCCTGCCACAGACGTGTATCAGATTCCACCACCGTCAGGCAACTTGCAGTTCCTAGAAGTGGCCATGAACCGTATTCAGCAAGACACCATGAGCATGATTGGCATGACCACACCTAGTGATGTGTTCAATCCAGAAGTTATGGCACCTGGCAACTCGGGCATCAAGCTACAGATGGCACTCACACCCAATCAGATCATTCAAGACAACACAGTGCGCAACTGTGCTGAAGGCTTGAGAGAAGCCTTGTGGTTGGTGTGGCGCACCTTGATCCAGTATGGTGATGACTATGGTGTCAAGAAGCTGGCAGCCAGTTCACACCCTGACAAGCTGCCTGTTTACCTGGACTATCTAGCCTGGGATGACATGAATTTCTGTGATCGCAAGCAGGTGCACATTGAATTGGCACTGGGCATGATGAGTGAAGAGAATGCTCTGGCCCGTACACAGATCATCCAAAAGGTGCAAACAGAATTATACAACACAGTACAGGGCATGGTTGGTTCAGGCACACTAACACCAGACATATTCAAGAAGGTCAAGAAGCCTTTTGCTGACACCCTGTATCAACTGGGTGTGAAAGACTGCGACACCTACTTGCCAAGTGATGAAGAAGTTGCGCAAATGATCTCACAAGCACAAGAAGCTGCCAAGACCCGAGAACCAAGCCCTGCAGACAAGAAAGATTTGAGCGTGGCCAACTTGAACGACACCAGAGCCAAACAAATACAAGCAGAAGTTGCAGGCGAGGATGCTGAAAGCCAATTGGACTTTATGTCAATGGCAGCTGGCGATCCCAAAGTATACAGTTGACACAACACAGTGCAAAAATAATTGCACTGGCATTACTGTGCTAAATACTTTACACAACAATGTATAGGACATGTAATGATAGTACAAATAACCAACAGACACAACAGAGTGTATAATGTGCAACAGCACAGTGTGGTAGATCGTGCGTTTGGCTCCGGCATATACCAAGTGGGCAGCTTGCGTTACTTGCGTGGGCTAGTGCCTGCTGCTAGACGCATAGTTGATGTTGGCGCTAATGTTGGCACCAACACTATTGAATACGCAACATGGGCACAAAATGTAGAAGCATTTGAATGCAGCGACATAACTTACCAATTGCTACTGCAAAACATTGCTGCTAATCGTCAGCGTCAGGGTGGCAAGCCCTGGTACCCCTACAGTGCCTTGGCGATTACAGGCACAATAACAACACACAAAACAGCACTGATGGATCGGTGCGCAACAGCATACGTAAATCACCGCGAAGCCGGACTTGCTGACTTTGTACGTTACGATACAGGCGACCAAGCATGCACAACAGCAACCGTTGACAGCTATGGGTGGCGGGATGTTGACATTATCAAAGCTGATACTGAAGGCACTGAATGGTTGGTAATACAAGGCGCCCAGCAAACTATTGAACAGTGTCGTCCTGTAGTGGAAGTGGAGTTTTGGAACTGGGAAAAACGCCTGGGCCTGCACAATCAACACATGCTGGACTATTTTAACAGCATTGACTATGTGCAAACAAACAACGCAGGTGATGCAATTGCCTGGGACGCACACGGACGCTGGAACAAAGCACTTGCACGGGCTGCAGGGCAACGAAACAGCGCAATGGACAGATTTTTTATACCAAGGGAACGGTTATGATAGATGATGCAACAATACAAGCGTTTAACACACGCCTAACAGTGGACTTTAACAACTACAAAAAGTTTACACCAGCACAACGGGATCAGGCCAAGCAGTACGGTAGCGATGCAGAAGCACTGTTGAAGAATCGTGAACTGGCGTTGTTTGTGCATCACTTTAAATTTACATTGAGTGATATCCTGCTGACAATTGTAAGCCATAGTGATGAAGCCAATGCACACAGAGTGGCAGTGGCCAATCAACTCACAGGCATTGATGCGTTTATTGGCAGCCTTAAACAAGCTGTGTTCATGCGCAACAGAATACTGGAGTGGGAATCTGCTCCAAAACAGAATCAATAAACTGGTATTTTAATCACCTGGACTAAATATCTCAACAACGGTAAGCTTCGGCCCCGGTTTGAAACAAGGAATTTTAATGACAACCATGATCACGCCTAACAGCACTGACCCAGTCGGCGCAGCGGCCAATGACAACCCAGCAGTCCCTAGCCTGGACTCAATTGCAACCAAGATGACCGCCATGCGAGAGCAGACCGAGCGTAATCTACTTCGTGCAACCGAGCAGACTGCAGCAGGCACACAAGAGCCTGTGGCCCACGAGAGTGTAGAGCCAGAAGTTGCTGATGCCAGCGACACAGAATACCAAGACGACACTGTGGAATCAGAGGCCCCTGAAGAGGTAAGCACTGACGCAGCAGAAAACACTGGTGAAGATCTAATAGACTTTATTGAATTTGCAGAGACTAACCCCAATGCCAAGTTCAAGTTCATGAAGAACGGTAAAGAAGTTGTGATTGACGCCAAAAAAGCCGCAAGTATTCTAGGTCAAGGTGGAGCAATACACGAAGAAGCACGCCAGTTAAAGGTTGAGCGAAGTGAGTTTGATGAATACATTCAGACCCAACGTGCTCAACAAGAAGGATTAACACTGGCTATGGAGTTTACGGTAGAACCACGCTTGCAAGGTGCCTACGATGAGATTGTGAAAACGCAAGGTTATCAGACCACGTTCCAACAACAGCTTGCCAGAACGCAAGATCCCGGACAACAAGCCAGGATTCAAGCTAGTATGA